TCCTGCGCAAGCTTATTCTTTTTGCGCTTGTACGCCAAATGAACCTTCCAGTTATGTGAATTTGATCGACAAATGGCGAACGTCTGGCAAACCCTGCAGGTTCATCATTAGTGGGACACCGGTTAACTATGCAGTTACAATTGATGGGTTTAAATGGGGCGAAAAAGATGGAACTAGCGACGTTTATTTTTCGTTAGATTTTAAAGAATATAAATTTGTTGGTGGAGCACTTGATTCAACCGCTTTTAGTGAAGTAACTGGATTAAAAAGTCGGTCATCTTGGCTCGAAAGCACACTGCAGAGCATAACGGCTTATCCTGGGGATTCGATCGGCGATGTTATTGGGCGCACGGTTGGTAAGACCTCAAGCTTTGGGACGAATGACACGAATATACTGACTGCTTATAAAGCCGTTGCCAAAAGTGGTGGCATTAAGGTCGGAGATGTTTTGACATATGCATCAAGCAGTAACACTTTAAAAGTAGGCGGTAAAAATGTTTAGTTTTAAGTGGAAAAATCGCATAAGTGGCGAGATAAAAGAGATCACGGATTATGTTGTTTCCTGTAATTGGTCGGGAGCCACGGATCAAGCAGCTAGAAAGATTGACTTTTCCATTGCCTATAATACAAAAGATACAGGTTTTATAAATCTAAATATCATTGTTGGCGATACCGTTTATCTTTATTGGACAGATGATAACACGCAAGGCGCTCAGGCTATAGAAATTTTTCGGGGAATTGTGTTTTGTCGTAATAGAAATACCGCGAATTTTACTTTTGAATTTACGACATATGATCGCTTGATTTACTTGGCTAAATCAAAAACCACAAGAAAGTTTTCTAATATAATTGTTGAAGCGGTTATTGAACAGGTTTGTAATGACAATGGTATCGAGATTGGGAGTATTTGCCCGATTGGTATTTACGTTGACTTCATTGCAGATAAACAAAGCTATACGGAGATTTTGAAAAAAGCTTTTGCTTTGGCATATGCGCAAACGGGTAGCCAATACCATTTTTATTTGAATCAAGATAAGCTTTATGTCGTCGATCATTCCGAAATAATCGAAAAATATACGGCGAGTGATTCAGTAAATGTCCAAAGTTCGCAGCACAGCGAATCAATAGAAGATATGGTAAATACGATTATGATTGTTGATGCTAACGGTGCCGAAGTCGGTCGCGTTAGTAATGACGGTGATTTTTCTGCTTATGGTTCGTTGCAAGAAGTCTATAAAGTAGATGCGAAGCAAAATACAGCAACAGCGGCAAAAGCCATGCTGAAAACCGTTGCTTTTAAATCAAGTTTATCGGCGGTCGGGAATGTGCAATGTATTTCTGGTTATGCCGTTACGGTGCAAGAAGAGCAATTGAAAGGTATCTTCACCATTAAATCAGATCGTCATACAATAGCAAACGGAGTCCATTTGATGGAGCTCGACCTAGAATTTTTAAAGGCGGTGTCTTCATGAAAAATAAAAATCCATATGGTACGATTTTAGACGTTATGAAAGATGTAAGTGAAAATTGCAATAGTCCATCTATCCAGATAGGCAGGATTATAACAGCACCACCAGAAATCCAGGTTTCATATAATGGAATTACTTTAAATAAAGATGAGGTTTGGATATCTGAATATCTGCTGATTGGCTATGAACGTACAGCGAAAGGTCATATAGTTTCAGCAACGCAAAATAAGGCTGGTGGTAGTGGCGATGCGTCTTTCGAGAGTCATAACCACGATGTCGATAATGATTACACCAACAATATTATTTATACAGATACTTTAAAGCCGGGGGATTATGTTAGTATTGATCCTATTATGAGTGAAGACGGAACAAGCCAGCAGTATATTATCCAGGATAAAATTGTCCGGCTAGATGGGAGCGTTTAAAGATGGCTAATCCTTTTGTTTCTGGAATTTCTTCGGTAAACACAACGAATGCAGAAAATAGTTTGCCGACTTTTCAAGAATATGCTTGGGATTTTGTAAACGATCAATTTATATTTGAATCCGGAAAGCATAAAATTGTTACGGACAATGAAGCTTTAAAAGTTTGGATTTATAAGACGCTCAAAACGGAGCGGTGGCGGTATGCTGCTTATGATAATGATTATGGCATCGAGCTTGAACCATTTATTGGAGCTTATGCAAATAGCACCGGTAATTCCGTCGAAATCGAACAATATATTTCAGAAGCCTTGCTAATTAACCCGTATATCAAAAATATAGATGATATACAGGCTTTAATTGATGGCGATGCGCTCAGCTATACAATCGCTTTAACAACAATATACGGGAGTTTTGTTACGTCGACTATTTCATAGAGTAGTTGGCTTTTTTATTTTAGGAAGGTGAGAAGATGAGTTTTGAGCAACAAAGCGTAAGCGATGTTTTAGCCAGGTTGAAAACGGATTTAACAATTACGGACAACACAGCAACAACGGTCGAGGGCTCTTTTAATGCCGATATGCTTACGGCCAATTCCATTGAGTTTGGTCAAGCCTATAATGAAATGAATTTAATGATTGAAGCAGCCTTTGCGGATACTGCTTGGAACGATTATTTAACAATGAAAGCCACAGAAATGGGCGTTGATCGGAAACAAGCAACGGCTGCAGTTGTTACTTTGAAAATTACAGGCACCGCAGGGGCGCCCATTATCAAAAACAGCCTTTTTTCAACACCAGAAGACTTGAAATTTTATACGACTGTAGCTGCTGTCCTTGGAAGTGATGGCACTATAACAGTAAAGGCGCAATGCGGTGATACCGGCACAGCTGGGAATGTAGCTGCTGGAACAATCACTAAAATTCCTTATTCGATACCAGGAGTTACAGCCGTGACGAATGAAGTTGGTGCAGTTGATGGCTATACAGAAGAAACCGACGCGCAGTTATTGGCAAGATATTTGCTTAAGGTTAGAGCACCGGCAACATCTGGCAACGCTAATCACTATCAAGAATGGGCTTTGTCCGTTGCTGGAGTTGGACAAGCAAAAGTTTATTCTGTTTGGAATGGAAATGGAACGGTAAAAGTCATTATCGTTGATAGCAACAATGCGACAGCAAGCAGTACTTTAGTGCAAGCCGTTGCTGATTATATTGAAACGGTTCGTCCGATCGGGGCGACCGTCACAGTAACAAGTCCAGCTCCCTATCCAATTGATATTTGTGTGGACATCAAGGGTGTGGCTGATATCGACACGGTCAAAGCAGCTGTAAACGCTTATTTTAGTGCCTATGGCTTTACGTCAACTTATATAAGCTATGCTCAGATCGGAAAAATATTGCTGGATTCTGGCATAATTAGCGATTATAAAAATCTTATTGTTTGTGGTGGCACTAGCAATGTCCCGTTAACGATTGACCAAATACCAATTTGCGGGACGGTGACGCTTAATGTCTACAGCAGTTAATAAAGATTGGATGAGACAAGAGACGGTAGATATTTCAAAATATCTTCCAGAGTTCTTACAAAAAGATGGAAACTTTTCTGCTATAACTTCTGCTTGCAGTATGGAGCATGAAGAAATTCGGACAGTGCTACAGGATATTTTTGATCAATTTTTCGTAGAAACAGCGACCTGGGGCTTATCCATGTACGAGCGCGTTTGGGGATTGATACCAGCTGCGGACGAAACATACGAGTATCGACGCAAGCAGATTTTAATCCATATGGCGGGGACAAGCATGAGCACGGTTAAATTTTTGACGCAGATTGTAAATACTTATGGTTCTGGCTATATCAAAGAATACAATAATGAATATTATTTTAATATTTATGCGGCATGCAATGATCCTGCAGCTCTTTTAAAAATGAAAGAAGATATCGGGATTTATAAACCGGCGCATTTAGGTTTCACGATTTATTTAGGCTATTCATGGAATGGAGATATTACGTTTGACGGTAGCAAAACTTACGGAACTTATATAGTAGATGGAGATGGATAATTATGGCTTACGATATGAAATGGAAAACTTTATTCCCCGCTGCTGTAGGGAATGGAGTACGACCTACCGACCCCATAGACAATACGGCGGATTATCAAACAGATGGTTTTCCACAATTTATAGCAAATGATCCCGTACGGTATGATTTACAAAATGCGATATTGTTACAGTTGTTATCAAATGATGAAAGATTAAAAGAAATACTTAATGGAGTAATTGCCGATTATGTAAAAAAAACCGGTGATATAATGACCGGTCAGTTAGTCGCCAACGGCGGAATTAAAGGTGATTTGACAGGGAATGCAACAACCGCAACAAACATATCCAATACAGGTACCGTTACGTTAGCAAAGGCAACAGAACAAAACCAGATTGATATTACAGCCCCAGCGTATAACAGTGGTAATCCTGTAAAATTACTTAATTTTCACTGGTACAATGACACATATTCGTTAGGTGCTATCCGTAGTGATAATACGGCAATCGGTGGTCTTGGTATGTATCTTAATGGCACTCAAAAGGCATATTGGGACGCGTCAGGTAATTATCGACAGACTGCTGGATCAATCTTTAGTGATAATTTTTTGTTGTTCTCTTCTGGATCTACAGGGATTAGTTGGGGGGGCGGTGATACTGGTAACCCTGTAACTGATCAAAAGGTTAATCTGAAAATCTCTAGTTGGAATGGAACAGGTTTTTATGATGGCTGTAGCGGAAATGGCTATACCGTAGGTATAAACCATAGAACAGGCGATATTGTTTCAAAAGGTAGTGTAACAGCAAGCACTTTTCATACACCTGATTGGTTTAGGACTACGGGTGACACTGGCTGGTATAACGAAAAATGGGCGGGCGGTTGGCATATGTCCGATGCTACTTGGATTCGTGCCTATAACGGAAAAAATGTATATACTACTGGTGTAATTCAAGCTGATGGTGGTTTTAATGGAGCATTGCATGGGACAGCAGACTATGCAAGTTATTTGTGGTCAACTACACATAAAGGAACATATTATATATCCAATGCATGGGATGGAACATACTGGAATCTTACGTCAAATCATGGTGCGCCTGTTAGAACTGGATATGCAGATAACTCAGGCACCGCAAGTTATGCAAATAATGCTGGTGCAGTCAGTGGACATGTATTTAATTGGTCAGGTCAAGACGGCCAGCCGACTTGGTTATGGGGTGGCAACGATGCAAACAATATGTATGTATATAATCCATCGAATTTCAACGTTAATTATGCCAATGGTGCAGGCAATGTAAATGGTTATAGTGCTGATGCATTGAAAAATAGGATCGGCGGCAGAAA